CATGAAGGTTTACCTGAAGTTGTTGAAAATATTACACCAGCTTCGATTGGAGGTATGGGTCAAGTTCAACTACCTACCGAAACAGAAGTTGGATCTGGTGATGTCCCAGCAGGTCGAGGAGATGCTAAAAAAAGATATAAAAAGAAAATGAAATTTAAGCACAAAATCGCAACATACGAAGAATTTCTTTCTAAAGAAAATTCTCAAATCAATGAAGGCAAATTCAAAGCTGGTCAAGTTTGGATGTGGAAGCACGTCGATGGAGACAAAGAAGTTGAAATTACTAACGTCAAATCTAATGGAGATGTTGTAGGTAAGGTTAAAGGAACTTCAGACGAATTTATTGTTAGAGACGCTAATAAATGGCTTAAAAAACAAGTCGTTGAGGCTAGAGATCTTAATGATCCAATTCTTATGAAACTTAGAGCAGCTCAAATGAAAAGAGATGCTAAAAAGAATGAACCAGCTAAAAAGGAAATGTCACCAGCTAAATCTAAGAAATTGGCTAAGTTAGAAGCTGAAAGAGCTGAGATCATGCGAGACATGGAGCAAGAAGCTGAACCAGAAGGCGGTCCAATCGCAGATCGTTATGGTAAAATGCTAAACAAGATCGATAAAGAGATCGCTAAATTAGGAGGTCACGGTGAATGGGGTGCTGAAACTGACGTGTATATGTCTAAGGCTGAAATCGAAAGAAGAGCCAGATCTATTAGAGAATCAGAAGAGATTGATGAAAAAACAATCTATACTGGTCGAACTGAAGTAGATATTATGGATGAAGTTGGAGGTGATATTCATAGCATATACGGTAAATTAAATGATTTAGCAGAAGAGACAACTGATGCTAAATGGAGAAAAGCCATTGAAGGTATTATTAAAAATCTTGAAGGAGTTGAAAACAAAATTGGTCAAACTGCTAACAAGTTGGGTGTTGTTCCAACATATGAATCAGAAGAAGTTAATGAAGCTCGTTCAATCAATAAGATTCAAAAAGAATACTCAGCTGTAGTATCTGAAATGTCTGAAGTTGTTTTAAACTGGAAAGTCGCTAAAGAATCAGGTGATACTAAAGCTGAAGCTAACTTTTTAGCAAGATTAAAAGAACTTACTGCACAGAAAAAATCTTTAGAGAAAGAATTAAATCAAGCTGTAATGGGTAAAGATAGAAACGCTGAATTAGCGGGAGCTTTAGAATCTTTAATGTTAGAAGGTTCTATGTCAGAAATTGATATTATTGCTCAAGAAGCTAAGAATTTAAAGGACTTTATTAAAGAAGTATTAAAATATCTTAAGGCTGAAGACTCAAAGGAATTAAGAGATTGGTTAACGTCATTATACGCACCTTATCAAAGTTAATTTCATTTGAAACATTTTTAAAAAGCTCGATATAATTATCGAGCTTTTTTATTTTACAAGGCTTCTAACTTATAATGATGCAACCATTCCTATTTAAACCCGATAATTACGAATCATGGTCAAGTAAGGCGATTGAAAAAATCGAATTAACCATTGAAAGTTGTCAAACGCGTTGTCAACTTGAAACTGCTGCCAAGATGGTAGATAACTTCGTATTAATTATGGTTTTGAATGAAACTTATTCACAGGAAATAGTACAAGATATATCGCGTCAACTATATTTATGCTTAAAATTAAAAGAAAGTAGATTACATGGATAAAAATAAAGGTAAAATCGGCTTTACCGCTGGTAATTTTGATCTTTTGCACCCTGGTTACATTTATACATTTGAAACCGCTAAACAACACTGTGATTATTTTATGGTGTTTTTGCAAATGGATCCCTCAGAAACTCGATTTACAAAATATAAACCAGTTATTCCATTGTATGAACGATACAAGACTTTAATGGCTATTAAATATGTAGATGAGGTAGTATGTTATCAAACTGAAGAAGACCTAATTAAATTAATCGAGTTCTATAAGCCAGATATTCGTATTTTAGGAGATGATTACATTGGTAAGCGCTTTACTGGTGATAATCTTCCACCTGAAGTTATTTACACAACACGTTCACATGACTGGTCAACTACTAAGTTGAAAGATTTGATTACTATTCAAACTGTAAAGCAAAATCCAGAAATTGTAGACCGTGCAAAGAATGAAAATTCAACTTCGTCAGCACAAAGATTAATGTTAGCAATTAGAGATCAAATTGCTCAACATGCTGAAGGAAATCTTACAGAAGATCAATATAAAAATGCAATTAAAGAATTATTAGAACAAGCATGAGAATAGTAGTAACAGGTGGTATGGGTTTTATTGGCTCATCATTCGTAAATTTGTTGGGCCGTAAATTGCCAACTGCACAGGTAGTTGTAGTTGATAAGATGACTTATGCAGCAAACCCAAATAATCTCAAAACACAAGTAACTCTAATCAAAGAAGATATTTGCGATGTAACCGTAGAAGATCTCGGTGATTATGATTATTTGGTCCATTTTGCAGCGGAAAGTCATGTTGATAATTCTATTAAAGATGGCCGACCATTTATTCGCACTAATGTTGAAGGAACCTTTAACATTATTGAATGTGCTCGTCAAAACAAAAATCTAAAAAAGTTTATTCATATTTCAACCGATGAAGTTTATGGAGATATGAATGATATAGATACTTTAGCAGAAGCTCATGAGAAATATCCATTACACGGATCTTCTTATTATTCTGCAAGTAAAGCAGCTTCTGATCTTTTAGTTGAAGCAGCAGGCCGTACATTCGGACTTCCATATTTAATTACACGAACTTGTAATAATTATGGAGCTCATCAAAACGCAGAGAAATTTATTCCAAAAATCATCCAATCAATTAAAGAAGATAAGACTATTCCAGTTTACGGAGATGGTCGCCAAGTTCGAGAGTGGATCGATGTTGAAGACAATGTTCAACTGATTTATGAACTAATGTTATCTGATCAATTAAATGAAGTTTACAACATTGGCTCAGGAGAACGTTACGAAAACATTGAAATCGTGAACATGATCGGTGAAATGTTGGGTAAAACACCAAGGTTTGAATATGTTACAGATCGTTTAGGTCATGATCGAAGATATGCACTAAACTCAACTAAAGTCAGAGAAATCTTCTCAGACTGGGAAATCCTATCCTTTCAAGAATTCTTATTAGAACAAGTTAACGAATTAAAAGAAAAAGTATGAAAGCACATTTAGTAGATATGTTACGTAAATCAGCAGAAGCTGACAAATCAAAGGCATTATTAACACTTGAATTATTGTCAAATCACGCAGCAGGTATTGGAGATCACTCAACGGGTGACTTTTACAAAAACGCAGAAGAAGCTCTTACAATGTTAGTGGATGCTGATGACAAGCTTGAAGCATTAGACAAATATTTTCAAACTCAAGTATAATTGAAAATATTTAGAAAATAATTAACCCGGGATTTTTTAGTCTCGGGTTTTTTGTTTATATTAGCTGTATAATTAAAAGATAAGCAATATGACAAAACAAGAGTTCATCGACAAACACGGAGAGTTTCAACCAGTTGAATTGTTTGGCACTTATGACGTTATTCGCCGTATCTCTAGCAACTTAAGTGATCTACACATTGAAAAAGAGTTCTTTACTTCAGAAGAAATGGATAACAAGCTGAATGCGATAAAGCAATATATGTGGGACTATGCAGCTGTGATGCTTGAAGAAGAGCGTCAAAAGCGATATGAAGAGCAAGAGATGAAAGAATTTAATGCACATTTAGGTAGAATTTAAGATGAGTAATAGGCAATTCACATGGTGGCGTAGGTTTCATACTTCTCGAAAACTACTAAAAGATCTCTATTGGAAAGGATATTCTCGCCTTCTTCAACGAATTGAATTTGGAGAGTTTGAATATGATCAATTGTCAGAACAAACTCATTTAGAGGAGCTCCTATATCAGATAGAATGTCAACAAATTAAAAATGAATTTAGCTACACTCGAGATCCAGAAATTATTCAAGAAAAAATTAGAGATCGACGAAAATTAAAAAATAAGCGAGTTGGTATAATGATGGAAAAACATCTTAAGCGTGAAGCCGAATTGCTTAGTCAACTTAGATTAGAACTTGCCGAGGAATTTAGTCTTGATGTTGACTATATACGAGAATACATGGAAACCTTTGATGGTACCACTAGGCAGCTTTTTTATGTGCTTAGATCCATTTCACAAGGTAGAACAATACCTACATTCGAACAAATAGATTTATTCCCTCGTTCACATTCAGAGCAGCCTAGGCACATATTAAAGGATCGAGATCCAATAATTAAACGAGCATGGAATAACTTAGTTAAAGAACGTAAAATATGGAATGCATATGGAAACTAGACCTATTATAGTTTATTGGTTACCTTACGAAGATGATCGAGAAATGGTAAGGCTTTTTAGTAGACATCAAGACTTTGTATGTTGTGTGATGGCAAAGGATAATCAAGAAGCTATTCAAAAAACAATACAAATTGCACAGAGCACAGGCGTCCCATATGTTAAGATCATGGGAGTTGCGATCGGTCGAGAAGAGTGGGTTAATGAAGAAAGTCCATTAAAAGATAGTTCTCCAAAAGCAACAAATGCCAGAAACAAAACGCATATATAAGG